GAGGGGCGGCGAGCTTGACGAGTTAATCAATGCGGAGGTCGAGGCGAAGTTCAAGGAGTGGGCGCTGCCCGAGACGTGCTCGGCTTCGGGCAAATACTCGTGGGTGGATGCTCAGGGCATGGCTATCGCCACGATGGCGCGGGACGGGGAATTTCTCTGCCGCTTCATCGAAGCAGAAAACGCCTTCAGCTTTTCGGTCAAGTTCTACGACCCCGCATATTTGGATGAGACCTACAACGAAGTTCTAGGCAGCGGCAACCGCATCGTGATGAGCGTCGAGGTAGACCGCTATGACCGACCCGTCGCCTACTACTTCACCACGCCCCGTTATGACGTAGCACCTTACCCACGCGAGAGCATGGAGCGCGTGAAAGTTCCAGCCGCCGAGGTCGTCCACTGCTTCCTGCCTTTCGAGGACGACGGGCAGATCAGGGGCGTGCCGTGGGCGCACGCCGCCATGTGGAACCTGCGCAAGCTCGGCCAGTTCGAGGAGGCCGCGCTGATTAACGCCCACGTCGCCGCGTGCAGCATGGGCTTCGTCATCCCGCCCGCCAACGAAGAGGGGGCGGGCATCCCCGAAGAGGCGGAGCGCGCGCCGATAGAGGCCGAGTACGTGGCGGGTGTCCTGCGCGAGCTGCCGCCCGGATACGACATCAAGACGATTGACGCGGCGCATCCTAACAACGACTTCGACCCGTTCACCTCGACGGTGCTGCGCGGCGCGGCCTGCGGCCTCGACGTGTCTTACTTCGCGCTGGCCGGAGACCTTGAGGCCGTCAACTACTCGTCGGCGCGCGTCGGCCTGCTCGACGACCGCGACAACTACCGCACGCTTCAAAACTTCCTGATTGACCACTTCTGCCTGCGCGTCTATCGCCATTTTCTCAGGCGGGGGATTCTGACGGGAGCGCTCAACATCCTGCCCTCGGATTATGAGCGACTGAAAACTCCTGACTTCCAGCCGAGGGGTTGGGATTGGGTAGACCCGCTCAAAGATGTGGCGGCGAGCGTCGAGGCCATCAACAACGGCCTGGACACCCGCTCGCGCGTCATCGCCGAGCGCGGCGGCGACTTCGAGGAGGTCGTGCGCAGGCTCAAAGAGGAGCAGGACTTCCTTACGGCCAACGGCGTGCTGACGAAGAGCGGCGACCTCCAAGTGCTGGCCGCCATTGCCGCCGCCAGCGACGACAAGCGCGGGTGAAAACCGTTTCCAAAATAATCGTTTGAGGCCGTGCCATAGTTCCGCCCGGGGTGAGACCCCGACGAAGCTATGGCACGCACCTCAGAAGACGTTAAAAAGCTACTCGGCCAGCCGCTCACGCATTCGTTCCCTTTAGGAGACGGTGAGAGCAGGGCTGCGGCCGTTGGCGCGACCGTAGTAGACGAGGCGACGCGTAGCGTGCCCCTCGTCCTGACGACCGACCGGCCTATCTTCCACGGCTTCGCCTACATCAAGCTCGACCACTCGCCCGAGTGCATCAAGCTCGACCGCCTGAAGACCTCCGCGCCCTTCCTCGAAAATCACGACCCCGACCGCCGCATCGGCCGCCTGCGCGACCCCGAAACTGACGGGCAGGTCTTACGTGTGCGCGCCCGCTTTAATAAGCGCCCGCTCGGCGAGGAGATTTATCAGGAGGTCATAGAAGACCTCGCCGCGGGCGACTACACGCCGACCTCCTGCGTCTTCGTCGTTCACAGATTCGCGCCGAAGGAAGAGGGCGAGATTGACGGATACCCCGTTTATCGCGCCGTCCTGTGGGAGCCGATAGAGGGTTCGGTCGTCTCGGCGGCGGCAGACATCGCCGCGGGCATCGGGCGCTCGATGCCGGACGAGAAAGACCGGGCGCACGACCCCGAGAGTTGCGAGACGGAAGGATGTCCAGAGTGTGCGGCGGCAGCCGCAGAGGATGAGGGGCGCCAAGCCCCGCTAGAATCGGCGACCGCTCACGAGCGCGGCGCGAGCACCACCCCGAAGGAGAATGTCATGGACGTGAAAGAGGAGATTCTGAATCTCGCCGAGCTGCTCGACCGAGGCAACGATGCGAAGCCTTACACGGCGCTCGCGCGTGAGTTCGTCACCGGCGACAAGACCCTTGACGAGTTCAAGGCCGAAGCCCTCAAGCGGATGCGCGAGGGTCAGCCGCAGGTCAAGCCCGGCCAGTCGCCCGTAGACCTGACGCCCGATGAGAAAAAGCGTTACTCCATCGGGCGCGCGATTTTGCTCGCCGCAGACGGCGGCGGCGGCTTCGAGCGCGAGGTCTCCGACGCCATCGGCAAGAAGCTCGGGCGCGCGCCGCAGAACAACAATTCAATTTTCATCCCGACCGGCCTTCAGCTCGGCGACCCCGGCCAGTTCAAGCGCACGCCGCTGACAACGACGGGCGCGACGACGGGCTCGGACATCCTTTTCACCGAGCCGGGCTCGTTCATAGACATGCTGCGCGCCCGCGCGAAGGTCTTCATGCTCGGCGCGCAACTTCTGCCCGGCCTGACCGGCGCCGTCGCGTTCCCGAAGCAGACCGGCGCGGGCACGCTCTATTGGGTGGGTGAGAATCCCGGCTCGGACGTGACCGAGAGCAACATCGCGCTCGACCAGATCGTGCTCTCGCCGAAGACGGCGATGGCGCAGCAGGGTTACTCGCGCCAGCTCCTCCGCCAGTCGGCCGGCGTTGTGGACACGCTCGTCACCAACGACCTGCGCAAGACGGCCGCCCTCGGCATAGACCGCGCCGCACTTCACGGCACGGGCGCGTCAAACCAGCCGACCGGCATCTACGTGGCCTCGGGCGTCAACCCCGTCCCTTTCGGCGGGGCCATCACGTTCCCGAAGGTCGTGCAGATGGAGACCGTCATCGCCGAGGCCGACGCCGACGTGAACGAGATGGGTTATCTCACCACGCCGGGCGTGCGTGGGGCCGCGAAGACCACGCAGAAGTTCTCCGGCACGAACGGAGAGGCCATCTGGACGGGGAGCGCCGGTCAGGGCGAGATGAACGGATACCGCGCCGAGGTCTCGACACAAGTCTCTAAGACGATGCTGGGCAGCGCCCCGACGGGCGGCACCGAGCACGGCATCGCCTTCGGCGTCTGGTCGGAGTTGCTGGTCGGCGAGTGGGGCGCAATGGAGATTTTGACCGACCCCTACACGCTCGCGGGTAAGGGTCTGATTCGTCTCGTGCTCTTCCTGATGGTGGATATGGGCTACCGCCACCCCGAAGCGTTCAGCAAGGGCACGGGCCTGACGGTCAGCTAATGCCAGTTGTAAAAACCGCGGCCTCTGATGAGGCCGTTAGCAAGCTGACAAGGGGGCTGCGGTTTTTACAACGATGCCGTTTGTCGAGGAACAGGTTGAGAAATTACGTCGCGCCGCAGGCGCGGACAGGAGAGAGACCGAGATGCCTTTGAAGACGACCGAGGACGACGACCCGAAGCGGCTCGTCAAGATCAAGTTCATCGTCAATACCTCTGACGGCGGCGAGGACTACGGCCCCGACTACCCGAAGAAGGTCGCGCAGGTTCCGTTCCACCGCGCCGCCGGCTACATCCGCCAGGGGCGGGCCGTGGCCGTAGACAGCGACGAGGAGCTGAAGGAGATCGAGGAGTCGGCACGCGAGAGCGGCCAGCTTCCCGACGACAAGAAGAGCAAGAAGTAAGCCGTGCCGCTCGACGACCTGACACCTTTCTTCAACCTCGACGAGCACGCCGTCGAGGCGGCCATCCAGACGCCCGAGGACGTCGCCGTGAGGACGATAAAAGTCATTCTCTCGGTTCCGGTCGGGGAGGTTCAAGTCGGGCAGGGAGAGGTCACGCACCTTCAACCGACTTTCCAGTGTGCGACCTCCGACCTTGTGGGCGTGAAGAAAGACTACATCGCCATTATCGCCAGCACTACTTATCGGGTGGTCAGGCGCGAGAACGACGGCACGGGACTTTCGACGGCGTGGTTGAGGAAGCAATAAGTGCCGGGGAAGCGCCAGCAGATAGTCAGCGCGATCAAGACGCGGCTCGCGGGCATCACGACGGCCAACGGCTACCAGACCGACATCGGTTTGAAGCAGACCGAATGGAACCCTGGGCCGAAGGGCGCAGACCCCGAAGCGGATGAGCTGCCCGGCCACGACATCCGCGATGAGGTTGAGACGACCGAGGTCAAGGACAAGAACTCGGGCACGTTTGACAGGGCGCTTGAAATCGTCGTTATCGCCGAACTCAAGGAGACGGGGCCGGGCGCCACGCTCGCGCGCAAGGCTCTCGAAGACCTGATTAAAGCGGTAGCGGTTGACCCGACGTGGGGAGGCTTGGCGCGGCGCACGCTGCCCGTCGAGGAAGACATCAATGTTGACGAGTTGGGGCAG